GCTGATCTAGCCAGACTGTGTGTAGACTATGTGAACACCAAAGTGGGACAACGACTTAATCCACAAACACTCTTGCCTGAATTTGGCAAATGGTTGCAGGGCAAAGTAACTACTAGCAAATACAACAACATTGCCAACTATGTAAACGAACCACAACGCCAAGCAGGCATGGCAGCGGCTTTTCAAGCATTTTTGTTGTTGCACGATATCAAAGAAGGTATCCGTGGTCAATTGGATGCACAGCACCCCGGACAAGAAGGCTGGGTCATGGCCACCCCTGCAGGCTATAGCAAAGCAGTGGGACGCTTTGGATCAGACGCTTTTGCCGCACAAAATCGTGCTAGAAATAATCCTCAACCTCAGTAATTTTTGTCAATTGACTAAATAAAAGTAGGCCCTGAAAGGCCACTAACTTAGGAGATTCTAAAATGGCATATTTTCCACCCTTCACTGGTGACGCACAACCAGTATTCGCAATGGACATCAACAATGGTCCACAAACTGGTACAATCGGTTCTACAGATGCACTGGTACAGATGGATGGTCCAAAACTGGACTTTTTCAAAGTAATTGTTGAAAACTCTTCAAACCAAGCAATTGACTTGCGCACTCAACTTGGCAGCTACAGCGGCGGTGTGTTCACACCAGGTGTTGTAGTTCAACTTAACCAAGCTATTCAACGTGTAGCAACTATTGCCAAGTACCAGGTTGAAGGCGACAGCACTGGCCAAATCAGCTACGCTGTGTATCCACAAGATGCATGGACAGCCGCTACTCTTGACGCAGCCTTGAAAGCTCTAGGCAACGTTCAAATCACAGCCAGCGATGGCACAGTGACTGGTGTTAACGTAGCCGGTACAGACGTTACAAATGTAGGCTTCAAACTAGCTTAATCAAATTTAATTTGATCAAGGCCCTGGATTTATTCCAGGGTTTTTCTTGGCTGTTAAATACTTACACTATGCAACCAATGCCACTATGGCCCACAATGTTCTACAACTTTGACTGGGCCGAACACAAAACACATGTAAAAGAACTCAAGGCAGTTTGTGAAGATCTTGAACAACGCAATTACGTTAGTAATATAGCACCTGACGCCAAAAAAGGCTTGTACGAAAGCGGATTTGACTTTGTGAAATATGACAATACCGCAGTCACGGCCTGGGCTGACTGGGTAAAAGACTGTATGTTTCAAGCCAGCCACGACGCCAACAAACGTCACTGGCCGCCTGGCACAAACATACAAGTTGAATTGCATGAATCCTGGTGCCATATCACACGCAACGGTGGCTATCACGACATGCACATACATCCCAACAGCACTTGGAGTTGCATTTATTATCTTGATTGTGGAGACATGGACAGCACAACAAAAAATGGATTAAATCGGTTTTACAACCCTAACACCACCATGCATACTGATGCAGGCACATTGTACATGAGCCGTGACAACAGCATAGACATACTAGCCGAACCCGGCATGCTGGTGGTATTTCCTGGTTGGGTACAACATTCAGCCCTGCCCTATCAAGGTCATCGTGATCGTTATATTCTAAGTGCAAACAGCAGGATAACACTTTCATAATGTTTTATCGAATACATTGTTGTACACTGTTTGATATAACAGCTACAGGCGTGCGCAGCCATTATAAAGAATCTCGCATACCTTTTCATGATGAAACAGGACAACTTATTCAAGATCAACTTAATTGGACACGATCTCGAAATCAACAAAGAAATTGGGAAACAATTAATCAATTGATTTCATTAAGAACATTGCCAGAAAATATTTCTACACCTATATACAACACAAGCACGTTGACTTGGGAATTTGAATTTGATGTTGTGAACATTGAATCAATATCATTAAATGACAATCTAGTGGGTGGACTGTTGCGTGATTGTGTTGGGGTACCTATGATACTGGGATTGACAGAAAAGTCAGAGATCGGTAATATTTTAACTACTGCAGGACCCGAAATTAACATTTGGTTCACAGTGTTCAAAAGCTAAATATTCGAACGGAGCATTTAATGGCTGATACCACTGATATTGAAAAAAAGAGTTTGGAAGCACACGTTGAGCTGTGTGCTGAACGCTATAAATTACTGGAACTCAAACTAGAAACAGTTGAGACCACAGTATCCAGCCTCAAAGACATGATTGTGGACCTGCACGGCATGGTGCACAAGATGAGTGAGAAAAGAAATGACCAACTCATTGGCTGGGGCATAGGCCTAATAGGTGTACTAGCAGCCACAGTGGGCTGGTTGCTATCTCATTACGTATTCAAATGATAACAAATCAAAAAGTACTAAATCGTTTGCAACGCCTGGCAGAAGAGGAATTTCCTTCTCTGCAACAAAATGTCTTGATTCCTGTAGAAAACAACTGTTACGAAGTATTTGGAAATTACTTGATCAAACCCACACACAACAGTGCATTTTTGGTCAATAAAAACAATGTGCCATGCGGAGAATTTTCATCTACTAGATCTGCACTAAGCTGGTGTATTGCAGACAAATGCAATCAACTGAGTTTAAGAGACCAGATTTTAGTTCTAGATTCTAGAAAAACCATGCTGACAGCGGACTTGTTTGTTAGGTCCACGCTGGTTGCAGGATTTAAAAATTATACCACACGTTCGGCAGCTGATGGCAAAATCAGTGCCAGGCGAGACCGTTTGAGCCAAGTGACCCTTCGATTGGACAAATGTGTAAATCTGGCTAAATACTGGCAAATACGAGGATTCAACAATGAAACTGCAAGACCTGGGCGCACGCCGACCAACAGAACAAATCGCTAAAGTACTAGAGAGCCAACATGGCGCTCGTATTGACTTTGATCGACTATCACGACAACAAGCTCGCACCATGCTAGGCAAGGTACGTTCATTGGTCAAAGAACATCGTGACAGTGTTAGTTTTCACTACAGCGAACGTAATCCAGATTACATGAAGCTGGTAATGGTAGAGCAAGCTTTAGTCAGCAAACTCAACGAACAACCCACAGTGGGTGGCGTGGCACCTGTTGCTGGCGCTAATCAAGCCGGTGCCGCTGGCTCAGTTGCCGCTGTCAATCCAGCGCAGATGGCCATGCAGATGGCACAGCGTAAAAAGCAACTGCAAGATCAACTCAAAGTGGCTCAAGGACAAGTTAGAAACATTCAAAAGCAAATAACACAACCTACCCTGGGCATGGCCGAGAGTCGTCGTAGCATTAGCGAAAGCGAAGTACAACAAGCTCAAGTGGTGTTGGCTGCACAAGACATGGTTGATCAAATTCAGAAAATGATGGAACAAATTTCTGAAATGCAATTTAAAGATCTACCTGCCTTGGTCAACAGTATTCGCAATGACATGGGTATTGATCAAGCCACCAAGTATCAAGCTGATTCAACAGCCGCATTGACAACATTGCTGACTTCCATACAGTCAGGTAAAACACAGCTGGAAGCCGCTCAAGGCATTCTAACAGGTCAAGCACCGATTATCCCGGGTGTTGACGCTGGTGTTGATGCCAGTGCTGACCTAGGTGCAGTTGACGGTGATGCTGGCGCTGACATTGATGCAGATCTAAATATAGATGCAACTTTGCCAGCAGACGATGAAGAAGACTTAGATACACCTGCAGCCGCCCTGGGTCGCGAACGTAGATAATGAGACTCTTTGAGTTTGAGACTTCCTTGGACACCCAAAAGCTAGTGGCGTTGGGTGAGTTCCTGTTGGCCCGTGCCACAGACACAGATGCACAAAAGAAAATATCAGTTGCAACATTTTTGCAATTGGCCAATAGCCAAGGTATCAGTCTTAGCCAAGATCAATTGACGACCATGGCACAACAGCCCCCATTGAGCAATATCATTCAGGATATTCAAGACAACGAAATTGTATTCAAAGGCTCAGAAGAGCCAGCGCCAAACATGACAGTAGATCAAGCTCAACAAACAGTAGATCGTATGGCCAAAAGAGCGTCAGCCAAAGCATCTAAATCTTTGTGATCTCTTGACTTCTTGTGTGTAAGGCTGTATACTAACATGATACAGGAGAATTAGAATGGCATACTCAGACAAGGTTGTAGATCACTATGAAAATCCCAGGAATGTCGGATCTTTTGACAAGACTGATACTGATATTGGTACTGGTATGGTAGGCGCACCTGCTTGCGGTGATGTAATGAAACTACAGATAAAGGTTGACCATGATACAGGTATTATTACAGATGCAAAATTTAAAACGTATGGCTGCGGATCGGCTATTGCGAGTTCGAGTCTTGTTACAGAGTGGGTCAAAGGCATGCACATCGACCAAGCCGGAGCAATCAAAAACTCCGACATCGCCGAAGAACTAGCATTACCCCCAGTTAAAATTCACTGTTCAATACTTGCAGAAGATGCCATCAAAGCCGCAGTAGAAGATTATCGTAAAAAACATTAATGACAGCAATCAAGCGTTATTTAATAAGTGCTCCACCTCGTGTGGGCGGAATTCTAATTACCAATATAATATCATCTGCTAATGCTTCAGCATTGCACACACATGACCCACAACACAAAACTGATGATGATTCAATTACAGGATTGATAATAGTAGGCCGTCGAGATATATTTTCGGCAGTGATGTCTAATTGCATTGTGTGGCACACTAATCAATCAGCAATTTACAACCAGCACAACATTGAACCTTTTGAAGTGATAGAACAAGACTTTGTACTTCAATATGCAGATCATGTTTGGCATTCTAAAAGTCATGATCTAACAAGACCGTATGGACTAGTTGAAACATTTTATTTTGATGATTTTGTAAATAATTACATGCACGTATTAACTCGTTTGGGATTGCAACAATCCAGGCAACATATTAATTATAAAGATTTATCAATCAAAGCACCGTATAATTACAAACAATTGGTTAGAAATCATCAAGATTTAAAAATATTATTTGATAGATTAGAAACTGAAAATGTAGCCAATCCATACATCAAGTACAATAAATTAGGCATTGAATCTGGGGGATTTGATTAATCATGATTTCAGTAACTGATATAGCCGCCCGCAAAATTAAATCAGCACTGAGCAAGCGTGGATCAGGGCTGGGCATACAAGTAGGAGTCCGAACCACTGGTTGCTCGGGACTGGCTTATGTGTTAGAATACGTAGACAACCCCAACTTGCATTGCGTACAGCACTATGACAGTAATGGTGTGAGGATTTTTATAGACCCAAAAAACAAGCCCTACCTTCAAGGCATGGTGATTGATTTTGTACGCAATGGACTCAATGAAGGTTTTGAATTTCGCAATCCCAATGAACGTGACCGCTGTGGTTGCGGAGAAAGTTTTAGAATTTAATGATAACTCAACGATACAATTATTCGCCGCTGGATCGAACAACCATTGACGGCAAAAGACATTATTGTTTACCTGACGGCTCCAAGGTGCCCAGCGTCACTACCATACTAGATCGCACCAAGCCTGAAGAAAAACGACTGGCCTTGGCCAACTGGAAAAAACGAGTGGGCGAGCAACAGGCACAGCAGATCACCACAGAAGCGGCCAATCGCGGCACCAGGATGCATGCGTACCTGGAGCACTATGCATTGGAAGCAGACATGAAACCCCTGCCTGGCAATCCGTTTGCTCAGCCGTCTTGGTTCATGGCCGCAGAAGTTATATTGCAAGGACTGTGTAATGTGGATGAATTTTGGGGAGTAGAAGTGCCTGTTTATTACAGTGGATTATATGCAGGAACCACAGACTGTCTTGGCTTATGGAAAGGGCAGCCTGCAATCATTGATTTCAAGCAGACCAACAAGCCCAAAAAGCGTGAATGGATTGACGACTATTTTATTCAGCTGGCAGCCTATGCCGCGGCGCACAATCATGCACACAGCACAGACATCAAAACAGGGGTGATTATGATGGCTCAACAGCCTGCAGTTTTGCTCGACGGCACACTGAGCAAGCCTGTTTATACTGAATACGTGATTGAAAGTGATGAATTTGCTCACTGGAACAACGAGTGGAACAAACGTGTTGAATTCTACTACTTGACTAGCTAAATACTGGAACAACTGAGGAATTCCAAGTGGCTATAGTACAAGTATCCAGAATAACCAACCGCAAAGGTTTACAAGAAAACTTACCACAACTGGCTGGTGCAGAATTAGGCTGGGCGACAAATAGTCGTAGATTGTTTATTGGTAACGGCACTTTGCAAGATGGTGCACCCGTGATCGGGAATACTGAAATTCTTACTGAATTTTCAGATATCACAGTGGTCAGTAACTACACCTACGCCGACGTAGTTGTTGGTTATGCCGCTCAAACAGGCCCCACACCCGGTGATCCAATAGTTCGATCGGTACAGGACAAATTGGATGATACTGTATCTGTTAGAGATTTTGGCGCAGTTGGTGATGGCGTTGCTGACGATACTGGTGCTATCAACCGCGCATTGTATCAATTGTACTGTCGTGAAGCCACAACCCCGCCGCGACGCACTTTGCTATTTCCAGCAGGTACATATCGAATCATTGAAAGTTTGATCATCCCCACCTGGGCCAAGCTTGTGGGTGAAGGTGCAAATCACAGTATAATCTTACTAGATACTTCTAGTGATATTTCATCACTGTCTGCGTATGTGGCACGAGTTGGTGATAGTCTTCAGCAAACTGGTGCTAACATTGGTACCAATGGCGCAACTCCACCTAAAAACATTGAAATTTCAAGCATGACTTTTCAATCAGTGGAAGACACTGATATATTCTTGGTAGATCAAGCCCAGGAAATTTGGTTTCAAAACGTATACTTTGTTGGCCCTGT